AGAATGTGCAGCTACTATTAAGCTATCTGCTTCTTAATTTCAATTTATAGGGTATCTTATTATTAGATACCCTTTTTTTATACCCATGTATCATTCATCAAAGAAAAAGAAAAAAAAGAAAGGTGGGAGGGATTCACTTAAAATAAAAAAGTATTAAACAATGACTATAGCTGCAACCACTGAACTTGAAGCTGTCAATATAATGATGGCTGCTATAGGTGAATCACCTGTAAATACTTTGACAGGTACATTACCTGCTGATGTTGTGATGGCTCAATCTACTTTAGCCGAAGTTAATAAAGAAATACAATCTGAAGGTTGGTCTTTTAATACTGAAATAGATGTAACCCAACAAAGAACAAATGGTACAAATCATATTGATTTAAGTACTGATGTTTTAAGAATTGATCCTAATATTCATCAACACCCTACGATTGATGCAATACAAAGAGGACTTAAATTATACGATAGATTAAATAATACTTATATATTTGATGAAGACCTTATTTGTACTATCGTTTATTTTAGAACTTTTGTTGAAATACCAGAACCAGCAAGAAGATACATAACAATAAAAGCTGCAAGAATATTTGTAGATAGACTTGTTGGTGATGAAGGTTTAAGAACTTATACACAACAAGATGAAATTAGAGCAAGAGCAATATTAATGGAAACAGATTATGCTAATGCAGATCATAATTTACTAAGAGGAGATCCTTCTCTTACCAGTATTTTTGATACTTACAATCCCTCTAGTGCTTTAATTAGATAACTATGGCTGTCATTTCAAGAGCTATACCTACATTATTAAGAGGTATATCACAATCTTCTGATGCTTTAAAACAACCAGATCATGCTGATATACAAGACAATGCTGATAGTAACCCTGTTCTTGGCCTTACAAAACGTAGTGGTTTACAGTATCTTGCAGCTTTATCTTCTTCTACTCTTGGTAATGTTCATATACAAACTATAAATAGAGATGTAAATGAAAGGTATGTAGCTGTATTTAGTAATGGTAATGTGCAAGTTTTTGATATAGCAGGTAATTCTATTAATGTTAATAAACCTGATGGCACTACTTACCTTAATACTTCTAACCCAAGAAGTGTAATAAAAACTGTAACTATTGCTGATTTTACTTTTGTTGTTAATACATCTATAGCTACAGCAATGGATACTACATTAAGTAGTGGTACTGGTACAAAAGCTATTGTATTTATAAAACAAGCAACAACAAATACAACTTATAAAATAACTGTAGATGGTGTAACAGTTTCAGATAATACAACTGGTGACTCTGGTACTTTAAATACAAGCACAATAGCTGATGATTTAGAAAGTGGTCTTGATTCTGGTCTTTCTGGTTTTACTATTGCTAGACGTGGCCCTGTTATATATATAAGAAAAAGTAATAATAGTGATTTTAGTATAAGAATTGAAGATACTAAAGGTAATAATAATATGACTTTAGTAAAAAATTCAGTACAGCGATTTACTGATCTTCCAACTATTTCTCCTAATGGATATGTAGTTGAAGTAAAAGGAGATGACGATACAAAATTTGATAATTACTACGTTAAATTTGTTACTAATAACGGAGAATCACTTGGCGAAGGACAATGGGAAGAAACTGTAGAAGCTGGCATACCTTTTAAATTTAATTACGATAAAATGCCACACGTTCTTATACGTCAAGCAGATGGAGAATTTAGATTTGCAAGAGTAGATGGTGGTAGTTATACAGCAGGTGGTCAATCATTTGAACTTCCTAAATGGGGAGAAAGAACTGTAGGTGATGTTGACTCTGCACCTGACCCTTCTTTTATTGGTAAAGAAATTAATAACGTATTCTTTTTTAGAAATAGACTTGGATTTCTTGCAGGTGATAATGTAATTCTTTCAAGAGTATCAGAGTTTTTTAACTTCTTTCCTGAGACAGTTGTATCTGTTTTAGATAATGAACCAATAGATGTAGCTGCTTCTCATACAAAAGTTGCGATACTGAAAAGTGCAGTAACTATGGGAGAAAAACTTATTTTATTTTCTGAACAAACGCAATTTGTATTGACCAGTTCAGCAGAAAACCTTACTCCTAAAACTGCAAACGTAATAGTAGTAACTGAATTTGAAAGCAGTTCTGCTGCACAGCCAGTAGGTTCTGGTACTTCTATTTATTTTTTAACTCAAAAAGGTGCTTTTGCTGGTATAAGAGAATATATTTTACAAGGTGAATCACAAATAAAAGATGCAGCAAATATTACTATTCATGTTCCAAGACTAATACCAAGTAATATTTTTAAAATGGCTGTATCAACTAACCAAGATATTCTTATTTTATTAGGTACAGACAATACTAATAAACTATATGTCTATAGATGGTTGTATGGAGAAGATGGACAGAAAGCTTTAAGTAGTTGGTTTACTTATACAATAAATACTAATCGTTCTATTTTAAATGTTGATTTTATTGGTACAGATTTGTTTGCAGTAGTAGAAGAAGCTAATAAGGTAACACTTGAAAAGATACCATTTGAAACTGAATTTAGAGAAACCAATGCTACTTTTGAATATCATTTAGATCATAAGGTAACTGAAGCAACTACAGGTGTTACTACTGCTTTCAGTAGTGGTGTAACTACATTTACTGTTCCTTACAGGTTAAGAGGTAATATGAATATTATTGGTCGTTATACATCTAGTAATGAAACAAGTACTTACGTTGATAGTAATGGTGCAACAAAAACTTTATTATCAGGTCAAGTAATACAAACAACAAATTCTACTGATGGTTCTACTTCTACAATTACAGCTACAGGAGATTATAGAAATAGTAAATTTATTATTGGTGAACCTTATGAAATGCACTACAGATTTAGTAAACAAAAACTAACAGAACAAGGTGCTGGAACACCAGAATTGATAGGAGGAAGATTACAATTACATCATTTTTATATTAAGTATGAAAATGCTGGATTTTTTAAAGTAGAAGTAACACCAGAAAATAGAAACACATCTACTTATGAATTTACTGGCAACATATTAGGTGCAGCATCTAGCACGATAGGACAAATTAATTTAGATACAGGTACTTTTAGAGTACCTATTATGAGTAAATCAGATAGGGTTGATATAGATGTAAAGAACAATACTTTCTTACCTACAAGATTAGCTAGTGCAGAATATGAAGGAGTATTTCACATGAGGAGTAGAAGAATTTAGTGGGATATTTAAGAAAATCAAACCTTAAAGATTTTAAGTTTGTTGTAGAAAACATGAGAGTTATGGATAAGATTGAAGCTATGTATCAAACAGGCATGAGTCCAGAAGATGCTCTTAGTTATACCTTTTTAGGTAGTAAGACTAATATGACGGTTGCTGATGATAATGACCAACCAATAGGATTATGTGGAGTACAACAAGATGGTTGTATATGGTTTGTTGCTACAGATGAACTGTTTGATAATAAAAAATATAGAATACAATTAATAAGACAGGGCAAAGAATGGGTTGATAATCTACTTGAGTCTTATAAAATACTTTATAATTATGTATATGCAGAAAACACTTCTGCTATAAAATGGTTAAAAGCTCTTGGGTTTACATTTGTAAAGCTACATGAGAGTTATGGTTATCAAAAAAAACCTTTCTACGAATTTCTGAGGATTGCCTAGATGTGTGTTGGTGCTGCTTTAGGATTAACAGGTATTGGTGCAACAGCCTTTAACGTAGGGTTAGGTCTTACTGTTGCCAATGCTTTTACTCAAAGGGCTGCTGCTCAAAGTGCAGCCGATCAAACATATAATCAAGCATTATTAGCAAAAGAAGCAGCAGAAAGAGATAGACAACAACAACAATTAGCTCTTGCTGAAAGAAAAGCAGAAGAAGAAAAATTTGCAGCACAAGATAAGTTTGCAAAAACTATTGATGCTTTACAAGCAAGTCGATCTATAATAGCTTCAGAACAGGCAGGTACAACTGTAGGATTATTATTGATGGATCAAGAAAGACAAGCTGCTAACTATAGAGAAAAAATAAATCAAAGTTTAGAGTCAATGCAAAGACAATATTTATTTAATATTGAAGCAACAGAAGCACAATACGACAATCGAATAAATCAACTTCAAAGTAATATCAATCAAGCTTATAATGCCATACCAAGTCTAAGTCAGACGCTATTAAATATTGGTACTCAAGGTGCTGGTATGTATCTTAACGCACTTCCTTAATTATGGTTTTACAAGTCGGCACTACAAGTTTTCAAAGTACAGCAGGGGAAAGTTCTAGACGACCTGTAGATACTTTTGTTGAACCTGTAAACGTATTGCCTAAAACAGGCATAATGGAGTTAGCTGAAACGCTGCAATCTATTAATCCTACACTACAAAAATTTGTAAACTTTACAATACAAAAAGAAAAACAAAAAGGAATATTAGAAGGTCAAAATCAAATCTTAGGTTCTACTCCTACTGAAATAAATAAAATAAAAAAAGAATTAGAAAAGAAAGAAGGTAAAAGATTTGCTAGAAATTTTGTTGGTGGGAATATATACACACAATATGGAATAGAAAAACAATTAGCAATTAATTTAGGTAATGCAGCAGAAGCAAAAACCAAAAAGTTTTTTAGTGAATATCAAGTAAATATTAATTTACCTAATGGAGAAACAATACAACAACCTCTATCACAGTTTGATGTTGACTCACCACAATTTGACGCAGCAGTAAATGAATTTCAAGAAACAAATTTACTTGATGTAAAAGGAATTAGACCTGATATATTAAATCAACATTTTTTACCAAGACAAAATTTAGCTTTACAAAAAGCTATTGGCAAACATACAGAAGATAGAGCCGATCAAAAAATACAATTAGCTACTACAACTTTTTCAAATTCACTTTTAGGTAGTTGGAATAATATAGATAACATCAACGATAGTATTGAACTCAATGTTATAGATGATAACTTTGTTGATGATGGTTCTGGTCTATCCCAAGCAGAAAGTATTGCTCTAAAAGAAATTCAAGACAATGCAGATTACATGGTAAGTATTGGACTAAGTGAAGCTGTATCACCTGCAAGTTTTAAAAATTATATTACAAGTAGTGTTAATACAATTCTTCAATCATATAAAGATGCTGATATGAGTGAATTAGAAGCTATGGAAGAGATAGATGATTTTATAGATTTTATAGGCAAAGTAAAAGTAGGACCAAAAGGTCTTACTAAAACAGGGCAGACAGTACAGAAAGATTTAAAAAGTTTTCTTGATGCAGATAATACTATAGTAAAACTAAAAAAAGAAATCTTTGAAGAAATAAATAGTTTAGCAAAGCAAGAGAATGATTTTTTAGAAGCAGCAAAACAAAATGACATTAATAACAGATTAGATCAATTAGATTTTGCTAGTGATGATCCAGAGGTTATACAAAATAATGCAAGAATAATATCTGCTTTAAAACAAGATTATAAAAATGAAATAGATTTTGTTGATACACAGGTTACTCTTAGAAACTTTAATGTAGATGGTTGGTTTTTAAACTTTCAAAAAAGATGGGTTAGTGGTGAGTTTGATGGCAACAAGTTAGCTGCAAGAACAGAATTAAATAATTTTATGATTTCACTAGGCTCTAGTGCGACAAAAGAAGATAAAGGAGAATATACAAGATTAGATAATCTTGTTAAAAGTCAATCAGGGCAAGGGTTATTAACACAATACCCAGAGATAAAAGGAGTTATAAAGTTTGGAGAAAAAGTTTTAAGTGAAGAAAAAAATGGTTTACTTTTTTTAGAAGGAAGTACAGTAGAACAAAAATATGATCTTGATTTTAAATTTAGACAAGATGTAGAAGCGGTTGCTGTTGATTCTGAATTATCTAGTAAACAAAAAAAAGACAAAATAAATGAGTTAATAAAAGGTTATAAAGAACAAATTGGAAATATTAAAAATCAAACTTATACTTTTTTTGATGAAGATAATAACATTAGTGGATACAAACCAAATGAAACTAACAATAATTTAGAGTCAAACTCAAATGAAACTAATAGTATGGTAGATGCTTTTAATTTAAGTAGTTTAAACACATCAGAAAATCAAAGAATAGTAAGTGATGTTGTTAACTCGTTAGGTGCTACAGATGGTAGTTTACTTGCTATGGCTAATCCTACAGATACAGAAACAACTACGATAGTAGGTTCAGAAGAACCAAGCGGAGTAAAAAGATTTGAAGCCAACTTCCCTGTCTTCTACAAATTAGCTAAAGATGCAGGTCATAAGTTTCCAGAAGTAACAGCAGCACAAGTAATGTTAGAAACATCAAATGGTGCAAGTCCTTCTGCTACAAACAATTATCTAGGTTTAAAAGCTACGCAAGATGAAGCTGATAAAGGTCAAGCAACTCTACAAAACACTCAAGAAAATATTGAAGGTAAAGATGTTGATATACAAGATAATTTTAAAAACTTTGATAGTTTACAGGATATGATGAATCAATATAAGACACAGTGGAATGATGACTTTATGGGAAGAAAGGGTACTGTTAATGTAGATACTGCTGAAGAAGCAGCTAAGTTGCTACAAGCAAATGTCTTTGCAACTGACCCTGATTATGCAAAGAAAATTATGCAGTTAATCACAGATGCAAAACGTAATCCACCATTATTTTAGATATGACAGACTCAGCAATTTCTAACCAGTTTAGAGATAAAAATACTTTTGAAGAAGATCAAAGCCTTATAGATTTTGATACTACATATAGCTTAAGTGACACTATTAACAATTTTTATATAGATGAAAATGATCCTATAGATTTTAACTTTGAAGAAATAAATAAAACTAGAAAAACCTTTGCAAGTTTAACAGAGCCACCAAAAGAAAAACAAAATTTAAAAGGTTTAGCTAAAGGTCTAGGTCTTGAGATAGGTGTAGGTTTAGGTGCTGATGCTGCACTTGCACCTTTATTAGGACTTGGCCCTGTTGGTATTGCAGCTTATGGTGGAGGTCAATTCAGTGCTGGTTACTTTGCAAACGTACAAGCACAAAAATTAAGAGGAGTAAAAGATATAAGTCAAGCAGAAGCTATATCTGCTGGTCTATTTCAAATAATACCTTTTGGCTCTACAGCAAAAATAGGAAAAGGTGGGCTAAAAAAAGCTGCTATGCAAGGTGCTGGCTTTGCTACAGGAGAAACTTTTGTTAGAGACTTATTAGGAGATGATGTAAGTCGTGATGAATATTTGGCAAGTATAGGTTTAGGTGGTGCTTTTGGTGTTGGTTTTAAAGGTTCTATAGATGGATTAGGTTCTATATTTAAAAAAATTAAAGATAAAACACC